TCATAAACAGATTCGTAATACTGTTATTGCCTTTGGTACAATTTTTAATAACGTAAATATTAAGCGATTGGATTCTAGCGGAAATCCTATACAAACGCTTCGTGTTCCTTTATCATACTCACCAAAAGAAAAGTTCTTAGCAAGACTAGACGCACAACAAGATTTAACTGGAGACGATTCAAAAGTGGCAATCACTCTACCTCGAATGTCTTTTGAAATAACTGGATACAGTTATGATGGTACTCGTAAGTTAAATAAGAATCAAAAGTTAGGTCGTGTTACTACAAATGCTGATACAACAAAACTAAATACTCAGCATTCACCTGTACCCTACAATGTTTCTTTTCAATTAAATGTTTTTGTTGCGAACTCAGATGACGGTTTACAAATTGTAGAACAAATATTACCGTTCTTTCAACCTGACTATACTGTTACAATGATATTAGATAATGAATACATGGATACAAAAAGAGATATACCATTTATCTTAGAAAATGTATCTTATGATGATAGTTATACAGGCACACTAACAAGTTTAAGAAGAATAATTTATACGTTATCTTTTACAGCAAAAATATATCTATATGGACCTATAAGCACGTCAGCTATAATTAAAAAAGTGTCTGCTGATCTATATGATAATTTGGCAGCAGGTGCAACTGGTGATGGTGTTGGTGGCACAGGACCTAGTAGAGTTGAAAGAGTTACTGTTCAACCAAACCCAACAAGTGCTGATAAAGATGATTCATACACATACACAACAACTCTTGAATTTTTTGATGATGGATTAAATTATGATGAGGCAACTGGTGAAGATAAGTAATGAGCAAGATAGATGATAAGTTAAATGAAGTTTTAGATATTGCTAATGATGTTACTGTGGAAGAAGTAAAAAAAACTTTACCAATCACAGCACCAGAAGATAAAGATCCAGATGTAGATTTTGAAACTGGTCGTAAAAATCTTTATAATCTAATTGATAAAGGTAATGAAGCAATTGATGGTATATTAGAGTTAGCAAAAGAGGGCGAACATCCTCGTGCTTACGAAGTTGCTGGACAACTGATTAAAACAGTAAGTGAGGTATCACAAAATCTTTTAGACTTGCAAGATAAGTTAAAAAAAGTAAAAGAAGTGCCAAACAATGCACCTAAAAATGTAACAAATGCTTTGTTTGTAGGATCAACAACTGAGCTGCATAAAATGTTGAAGGAGAAAAAGTAGTGCAATTTTTTAGAAAAGGACTTGAGGAAGTTATCACTTTACCTGCACCACATATACCAAATGAGGTAGAAGTTAAACAGGTAGCAGAGATAGTGGCAACTAGGACTGAAAAAGATGTGCAATCAGTTATGGATCATGATAGAATTCCTTTTTATGCAATTCAAAAAGTTTGTAATAAACATGGATTAAAATTTCATCCTGAAGAATTTAAAGATATAATATATCAACAAACACCTATAATAAATCACTTCAAAAAATTTTTTAATAGAGCAAGACCTGTTGAAGTTATGCCTAGTTTAAATACTTTACCTAGTGAAACAAATAAAACTAGAGCATATCCTAGTGGGCATGCCTGTCAATCAACTGTGGTTGCAAGATATGTTGCTGGTAAAGTACCAGAACTAGAAAGAGAGTTGATGGCAGCAGCAAGAGAATGTGGTTATGGTAGAGTTCTCGCAGGTTTTCATTATGTATCAGATTATGAGATCGGTAATTTACTTGGTGAAAAACTTTATATTTTCATGAACAAGGCAGATTACGGTCAAGAAACAAGAGATGAATAAACAAGATCAGTATTTAGGAAATCCAAATTTAAAAAAAGGCCACACTAAATCAAGGTTTACAAAAGAACAAATACAAGAAGTTTTAAAATGTTTAGATGATCCTAAATATTTTATATCTACCTACTTGAAAATTGTTACGATTGATAAAGGTCTAGTGCCTTTTGAGATGTATGATTTTCAAAAGAATATGGTTGATACATTCCATGAGAATAGGTTTACAATATGTAAGTTGCCTAGACAAAGTGGTAAATCAACTATCATAGTATCATACCTCTTACATTATGTTTTATTTAATGACAATGTTAATGTTGCAATACTAGCAAATAAATCTTCAACTGCAAGAGATTTGTTAGGGCGATTGCAACTGGCTTACGAACATTTACCCAAGTGGATGCAACAAGGCGTTCTTAACTGGAACAAAGGTTCTATTGAACTAGAAAACGGAAGTAGAATTGTAGCGGCAAGTACCTCTTCTAGTGCTGTTCGTGGTAGTACCTTTAATATTATATTCTTAGATGAGTTCGCCTATGTACCCAACAATATAGCTGAAGAATTTTTTAGTTCAGTTTATCCTACAATATCTTCTGGTCAATCATCTAAAGTTATGATTGTATCTACACCACACGGTATGAATATGTTTTATAAGATGTGGATGGATGCGACAAATAAAAAGAACGATTACGTACCTACCGAAGTGCATTGGAGTGAAGTACCTGGTCGTGATGAAGCATGGAAAGAACAGACAATACGAAATACAAGTTTAGAGCAATTTCAAACAGAATTTGAATGTGAGTTTTTGGGTAGTGTAGATACACTTATTAATCCAACTAAAATAAAAAATATGGCAGTTGTAGATCCAAGAAGAAGTCCTATGGGTCTTGATGTTTATGATATGCCACAAAAAGACCATATCTATACTTGCACGGTTGATGTATCAAGAGGATTATCAAATGATTACTCAGCATTTTGTATTATAGATGTTACACAAACACCTTACAAGTTAGTTGCAAAATATCGTAACAATGATATTAAGCCAATAGTTTTTCCAAGTGTCATACATAAAGTAGCAACACTTTACAATAAAGCATTTGTATTGATTGAGATAAATGATTTAGGACAACAGGTAGCAGATGCTATGCAATTTGAATTAGAGTATGATAACATGATGATGGTTACACAAAGAGGTCGTTCTGGTCAAGTATTAGGTGGTGGTTTTAGTGGTCGTGGTAATCAACTAGGATTAAGAATGACAAAAGGCACTAAAAAAATAGGAACTTCTAATATGAAAAGTTTGATAGAAGGTGATAAAATAATTATAAATGACTTCGACATTATTGCCGAACTATCTACTTTTATCTCACGAGGAAAATCTTTCGAGGCTGAACAAGGTGCTACAGATGATTTAGTTATGTGTTTAGTTATTTTTTCATGGTTAGCAAATCAAAGATATTTTAAAGAACTTACAAATGTTGATGTAAGAGGACAAATGTTTACAGATCAACAAAATGCAATAGAGGCAGACATGGCACCCTTTGGTTTTATTGATAATGGATTAGATGATCCAGAAGGACAAGACGGATATTTTATTGACGCAGGAGAAATATGGCGACCTGTATCATATCGTAAAGGAGAATAGTGTAGTTTTGACATACTATAAATATACACAAAGGGTTATAACTAATAAACTTAATATTAAGGAGAACTAACTATGGCTTTTCAAGTATCACCAGGTGTTGTTGTACAAGAAAAGGATGCCACTAATGTAATTCCTGCCGTTTCCACAACGAGTGGCGGTATTGTAATTACAGCAGAAAAAGGACCAATTGACGAAATTACTCAGATAACTTCTGAAAATGAGTTAGTTGAAATTTTTGGTAAACCTAATTCTTCTAACTTCGAAGAATTTTTTACTGCGGCAAACTTTTTAGGTTACGGTAACAATCTGAAGGTAGTAAGACCAATCACAGGATTAGTAAATGCTGTGTCAACTGGTACTGCTGTCTTGATCAAGAATACAAACCAATACCTTAATGATTATTATTCTGAAACTGGCACAGGTCAAAATGAAAATATAGGACCTTGGGCTGCAAGAGAAGCGGGAACATTAGGAAACAGTATCAAAGTTTCTTTATGTCCTAACTCAACTGCTTTTGGACCACACTCACAAAGTGGTACTCTAACAAATGACTCATCTGCTGCTATCGGAGATACAACTATCACTATGGATGATGGATCTCTATTTCAAGTAGGCGACATATTAGAGTTTGGAGACGCAAGTAATGTGCCTTCAACTGATGGTGCACCTTCAGGATTTTTCTACAAGGTAACTGCAATTAACACTCACACATTAACAATTGCAAGATTCAATACTGCTACTGGTAAAACAGAAACAGGTGGATTAAGACACGCTATTGTTGATAACGCAAAAGTGCTAAGACATTGGGAATTTTACTTTAACTTCTCTGGAGCACCAACAACTACTGATGACGTATCAGCTGCTGGTGGTTCATTAGACGAAATGCACATCGCCGTTATTGACGAAGATGGCTCAATCACAGGAACTGCAGGATCAATCTTAGAAACTTTTGAAGGAGTTTCACAGGCGCATGACGCTAAAGATTCAACTGGCGCAAGTAACTATTATGCTGATGTAATTTACAGACAAAGTAAATTTATCTATTGGATAGATCACATCTCTACTTTATCAGATGGTCTTGGTAAAACAGGAACAACTTTTGATAATACTGTTGGTGATGCTTTCGTAATATCATCTACTTCACTTTCTGGTGGAACAGATGATTATGCTGCGACTAACGCTGAGATTGCAACTGCATACGAAAAATTTAATGACACAGAAAACGTAGATATATCTTTACTACTTTGTGGTCCTTCACAAACAGGTGCTGACGCTACTGGCGACACAAAAGCAACTGCTGTTATGGATATTGCAAATGATAGAAAAGATTGTGTGGCGTTTATTTCACCTGCAAGAGCAGATGTTGTAAATGTTGCTAACGCAATCACGCAAACTCAAAACGTAGTAGGATTTGCTGATGGTTTACCATCAACAAGTTATGCTGTCATTGATAGTGGATATAAACAAATGTATGATAAATACAATGATGTTTTCAGATTCGTACCACTTAACGGCGATATCGCTGGTTTATGTGCAAGAACTGATAATGTCGCTGACCCACACTTCTCACCTGCAGGTTACAACCGAGGTAATATTAGAGGCGCGGTACAACTTGCTTTTAACCCAAATCAAACACAACGAGATGAGTTATATAAAGCAAGGGTTAATCCTGTTGTTACATTTCCTGGACAAGGTACTCTCTTGTTTGGTGATAAAACAGCACAGGCAAAACCAAGTGCTTTTGATCGTATCAATGTGAGAAGATTGTTTATTGTATTAGAGAAAGCAATTTCTACTGCAGCTAAATTTCAACTCTTTGAGTTCAATGATGAATTTACAAGAGCACAATTTAGAAATCTAGTAGAACCTTTCCTAAGAGATATACAAGGTCGTAGAGGTATAACGGAGTTTTCAGTAGTATGTGATGACTCTAATAACACAGCAGATGTTATTGATAGAAGCGAATTTAGGGCTGATATTTTCATCAAACCCGCTCGTTCTATTAACTTCATCCAACTCAACTTTGTTGCTACACGAACAGGTGTAGATTTTAGCGAAGTTGTAGGCGCATAGTAGGAGGGAAATAAAATGCCAAATATTAATGATTTTAAATCTCGACTAGCAGGCGGTGGTGCTCGTGCCAATCAGTTTAAGGTTACTATGCCTTTTCCTGGTTACGCAGCAGTTGGTGGAGAAACAGCAGACTTAGCTTTCTTATGTACTTCAACTTCTATACCAGGACAAAATATTACTAATATTTCTGTTCCATTTAGAGGTCGTGTATTACAGATTGCAGGTGATAGAACGTTTAATCCGTTCTCTATTACCGTGTTAAACGATACTGATTTTAAAATATACAGAGCAATGGAAAGATGGATGAATGGTATAAACAACATGACAGATAACGAAGGGTTAACAAATCCTGTTGATTATCAAGTTGATGTGTTTATTGATCACTTAGACAGAAACGGTGCTACTCTAAAGTCTTATACTTTAAGAGGTGCATTTCCTACAGCACTAGATGATATCGCATTGTCTTACGACTCAAACAATGCTATTGAAACTTTTGGTGTATCTTTCTTGTATCAATACTTTGAAACAGATACTACTACATAATAATAAACAAGTTATAAGGAAAATATAATATGGTACAATTACTTGGGTTCCAAATAACAAGAGCAAATGATGATAGGGAGAAACCGGCGGAGGCCAAACAGGCCTTCACGGTTGCTACTCCCGATGACGGTACAACTACTATATCTGCTGGCGGTTACTTTGGCCAATACTTGGATATGGAAGTTACTGCCAAGA